TTCGAACGTTGCGATCCAGGGTATCTTCGACCTCTCGACAGACGCAGACGGCCGTTGGTCGGTTGAAAAGTTCAAGGGTCTGATCATGCAGATCGAGCGTGAAGCAAACGTAATTGCAAAAGAAACACGTCGCGGTAAGGGTAACTTCATCCTCTGCTCGTCCGACGTTGCTTCTGCTCTTGCAGCTGCTGGCATGCTGGACTATGCTCCTGCTCTTGCAACTAACCTGAACGTAGACGACACAGGCAACACCTTCGCTGGTGTTCTTAACGGTCGTACACGCGTATACATCGACCCATATGCGGTTGCTGATTACGTTACTGTTGGCTACAAAGGTTCGAACGCTTACGACGCTGGCTTGTTCTACTGCCCATACGTACCATTGACCATGGTTCGTGCAGTTGGTGAAGCAGACTTCCAGCCGAAAATCGGCTTCAAGACACGCTACGGCATGATCTCGAACCCATTCGTTGGCTCGACACCTTCGAACGGCTTGGCAACTGCTAAGACCAACCAGTACTACCGCATCTTCCGCGTAGACAACATCCTTCAGTAAGGATAATAAAAAAGGGAGAGGATTTAACCTCTCCCACTTTAAACTGGCTCCGCTTCGGCGGGGCCTTTTTTATACACGCTGTTGCATAAATTCTGCCCAATCTTTTTTCTCAAAGTACCAAGGATCTTTGTTAAGGAGGGCAGCTACCTCATTTGCTTCCTGTTCGGTTTTCGTAATAATGTGGATGTAGTCACGACCACAATATACCTGCCACCATTCACCTTTACGTTGGCTATTATGATAGCGTTTCACTTTAAAGTCATTATTCATGGTAACTCCTATATACCGAGTAGTCGAGAGATATCTTTCGATTCAGATGGCAATGGTTTGCCAGTCAACATGTGCTCTTCAAGTTGTTCGAAGTAAAATGCACCGTCATGTTCCTGTTCTGCTTGAAGAAGCTCTTTGCATGTACGAAAGAAATTCTTAAGCTTCATGTCCTGAGTGTTATCACCAGGAGCTGCACGATATGTTTTACCAGCACGTTGCATTAGTATTCACTCTCCATGATATATGCTGCTGCACAGATTGCGATTAAAAATCCCACACAAGCTACGATCGTACCCATAATGTATTTCCTTCTGTTTGTATGATACTAATATAAGGCTTTTCGTATCAAATGTAAACCCCCTAAATGAACTTTTTTTGGTTTTTTTCTAAAAAAATTTGTGGTATAATACGTCATAAATACATAGACACTTTAACATAGGACTATGCTATGCCTATTCTGAATTCTGCAGGGTCAGTCAACCTGACCAATACAAGTAACGAAAGTACGTTCACAACTACTAATCTTTTGCAGCCTACTGGCTTTAAGATGGTAGTTAACCGTAAGAACTTTCCTAACCTTTCGTTCTTTGTTCAGTCCTTTACACACCCTAACGTTGGTGTGAATGCTGCTGACGTAGCTTATAAGCGTATTGCTTCTGTGCCATTTGCTGGTGATAAGTTTCAGTTTGGTGAACTTGCTGTACAGATTCTTCTTGATGAGGATATGAACTCATATGAAGAAATGTTTAACTGGATGGAGCGAATCGTAGAAACAAACGAAAGACGAGCTGATGGTGGCACAACAGCTATCGACTTTAATACCGCGCCGCCAACATATGCTGACATTACATTATCCGTTCTCAATAGCACAAATAACGTACAAAGAGAGATCAGATATATAGATTGTATGCCAACAGATCTTGGTGCTATCTCTTTCGAGACAGTAGCAGGTGATCAGTTCCTTACTTACACTGCTAGCTTCCGTTATACTCAATTTGAACTTCGTTAATATGAAAGATTATTATGATCGACTTGAACCGTATCTTAGAAATGTGGGCAGACGACTGCCAAATCGATAACTCTAAACTCGATAAGAGCTCTCGCGAAACACCTATCCTACATGCCAAATATCTGCGGATGCTTTCTGAATCGAAGCTTATGCTAAAGAAAGCTGAGCGCGATCAGAAAGTGCTACTGAAAGAAAAGTGGCTATACTATAATGGCAAGATGGATGAGGATGCTATTCGTGCTAAAGGTTGGAACTTCGATCCATTCGATGGGCTGAAAGTTATGAAAGGTGAGATGGATTATTACTATGATTCAGATGTAGAGATTCAGAAGTCAGAAGAAAAAATAGAGTACTGGAAAACAGTTATAAGTACACTGACTGAGATTATCGAAAATCTGAAATGGCGGCACCAGAACATTTCAAATATTATCCGATGGAAACAGTTTGAAGCTGGTGGCTAATGAAGATATATGAATTCGATAGTTATGAAGATTATGTAGAGGCGCAGACTCTCGCCAATATAAGAAAGATAGATTTTATCTGGGCTAAGGATGAAATTATTCTTGAGATAGCAAAAGACAAAGGTACTGCGAAAAATATTCTATGCCATGGTACTCGCAATGGTGCTGAACAGAAATACTTTAAAACTTACTTTTGTGATGCGTATGTTGTAGGTACAGAGATTAGTAAAACAGCTACGCAGTTTCCTATGACGGTACAACACGACTTTACTTTTCCAAAAGATGAATGGATCGGTAAGTTTGACATAGTTTATTCAAACTCTTTCGATCATTCTATTGATCCGGAAAAAACTATTCAAACCTGGAGGGATCAGTTATCTGATACCGGTAAACTCTACATAGAATATTGTGAAATAGCAAGTTGGGCGTGTCAATCAGACCCTCTTGAAGCAGACGACGAAGAAGTCAAAGAAATGATTGAAAAATATCTAAAAGTTGAAAAAATTATTCATCATGGTGGTGATAGTACTATTTTCGTATGTGTAAAAAATGACTGAATTTACTATACTCGAAAATGAACACGGTGAGTACGCTGTGTCAGAGAATCTTTTCGAAAGATCCTGTCCTGTAATATCCCAACTGTCCACAAAAAAGATTTGGGAACATAGAACCATTGAATTCATTCGAGAGAATATTAATAATAAGTCGATAGTACATGCGGGAACATATATTGGAGATATGTTACCTGCTATCAGTAAATCTACAAACGGTAAAGTGTTTGCCTTTGAAGCTAATCCCGATACGGCTGAATGTGCAAAGAAGACGATAGAAATAAATGGATTAGGAAATATACTATTTCATGAAATGGGATTAGGTGATAAAAACACTAAAGCCAGTTTAATATATGAATACAGTGAAGGTAGATCTCTTGGTGGTGGATCACGACTTGATTCTAAAGATCAAGAAGAAAATAGATATACCCTTAAAACAAATAAAAGAAAAAAGATTAGCATTACCACTATCGATTCTGTTGTAGACGAAGAAGTAAGCATTATACAATTGGATATTGAAGGTTTTGAAATGAAAGCTCTTATGGGTGGGATTAAAACCATTCGTAAATATAAGCCTATTCTAATTTTAGAAAATGTAAGTGGTGATGAAGAATTTATGCAATCGGATATATTGCCATTAGGATATAAAAGATTTACTAAGGTTGACGAGAATACAGTATGGAAAGTAGATGGCTGATATTAATGTAAAGCTAAAAGACTACAGTATGCTTACTATTGAATGTGATAGGGGTATTTCTGCAGAGCTGAGCGAATACTTTTCTTTCTTTGTTCCTGGTTACCGTTTTATTCCGGCCTTTAAAGCACGTGCATGGGGTGGTAAGATTCGTTTGTTTAACCAAATGACCGGCGAACTAAATGCTGGACTTTACATTTACGTAATTAAGTTCTGTGAGGAACGTGGATATACATGTGATACAGAAGAAACCGATTATGGTTATCCGCTCGGTTTAGATAAAATTAATCCTGAACAACTACTAGAATTTTATAACGTACTCAAGCTACCGTTCGATCCACGTGACTATCAGCAAGATGCTGTCACTGTGGCTCTACAGCGCAAACGTGCTATCCTTGTATCCCCTACTGGTTCTGGTAAATCGTTTATCATGTATTTGCTTATGCGGCATATCCTTGGTACAGAGAAAGGTAAGATTCTAATCATCGTACCAACTACGTCGCTTGTAGAACAGCTATGGCAAGATTTTGCTGACTATGGATATGATGCAGAGAATAAAGTACATAAGATATATTCAGGTAAAGATAAAACAACAAACAAACGTATTATTATTTCTACATGGCAATCCATCTATAAGTTTCCTCGTAAATGGTTCGAAGGATTCGATGCAGTATTCGGTGATGAGTGTCATGGCTTTAAGTCAAAGTCACTTTCATCGATTATGAATAAGTCAACTGAAGCCAAATATAGATTCGGTCTAACTGGTACATTGGATGGCACACAGACTCATAAGCTTGTGTTAGAAGGTTTGTTTGGTCCTGTATATCAAGTAACAATGACAAAGAAGCTACAGGACGAAGGTACACTCGCACCATTAGATATCACTGTCCTTATGCTTAAGTACGCGAGCGAGACGCGCGAAGCAAATAT